CTGGGCTTTTAAATGCCAAGTGCCATCTTTCATCTGCCCATAACGACTTTTACAAATATCGCACCATTGGTGCTGGTTATAGTTGCGAGTCAGACTCAACGTCATCCCAATCTTCTGGTGTAGAAAATCGGCATCGACCCAAGATAGCGGCGTATCCAATGAGATCGAGATACGAATCTTCGCGCTCTGGACTTTCCACCATTCGGCTGAGTTTTGTCGCGATAAAGATAAGCGATACGTCAGCTGGGTCTCTGAGCTGAATACCGAGGAGTTTCGAGATTTTGTAAATGCGTAAAAGATTGTGCCTCGGGTCGCCATATTCCATCCCCCTGTCTTCGAGGGTGTTACCAGCGTCCGAGAGCCAGTCACTTAACGATCTCTCTAACATTTAAGCTACTCCGTCCCCTTTTATAACCTTCGTTAAAGGCTTTGGCTTTAATGGCGACAATTGTGCGAACGCCTAAGTAATAAACTGAAATGACTGCTACGAAAATAATGGCGTCATTGAACATCGGCATTCACCCCAAATCGGTCTAGCCAATAGGCCGAGATTTCTTCGCGGCTTAACCGCCCTCTAACTGATTTTCTACCTAGCGATTCAATTGCATATCTGCGAATTATTTGGCCTTTAACGTAATTTTTACCATCAGACCAAGCGCCAGAAGTAGAATCAAATCGAATTACTGCTGGATTATTTATCACTTATTCTCCCGTTCTGTAACCCTTAAATGGATTTACGGGATAAATGTATTTAATTAAATGGATTTAGACAAGTAACAGTTCGGAGTGTCGTATATCTAGGAAGCCACAAAGCTTCTCAACCTTACCGCTATTGGCAAAGTCGGTCTTATCTGGAAGGTCCTTTAATTGCCACTCAGGCTCGTTTATAGCCCCTAAATCGAATTGATAGACCCCTTGTGGGGTGGAGTTGATATAAAGCGTCCTAGCGCCCGTTCTAGCCCTTATATCGGCCAAGTAATCCCACTTCTTCTTCTCAATCAAGAGAGTCGGATAATGAGTGCGGCGGCACTTCATCTCGATATAGGCGTCTTGGGTAATGCCGTCGGCTCGGTCGGTCGCCGATAAAGGCGTCAAGTCCGGATAAACCGACTTGAGAGCCTCGAATAGCTCAACCTCGCGCAGGTAAATTAGACGTCCTCTTCGCCATCTTCCCACCCGATTTTTCTAATCGGATCTTGTGGGTCAATAACCCAATCAGGCCAAGCGCTTCGATCCATAGCAAAGGCCAGAGCTAGGCCCTCGTCCATTCCATTACGACGACAAGTCTCGTAAATTTCTTTGCAAGCAATAGCCCAGAAATCGAGTTTTGTAGGCAGCTCTTTGACTGTGCGCCGAGATTTAACCGTTTTCTTAACCGGCTTCTTAACGCGCTTTCTTGTTGCCATTAGCCCCCACCTTCTTTGATAGGGCTAATTCTAACTGAGACTCCATTTTATCAAGGCGCGACACAATGGGGATATTTTCTAATTTGATGATGTAACGAAGCCCAGCGATAAGTAGGGCGATTGATCCGAGAACTGAAGCTACGAATCCAGCGATGGTATTGGCATCCATTACCGGACTTTCCCGTAACGCTCGTAATTAGGGTTAAGCCAGTTAATAATGCTAGGCAAGACTGATACTAGAGCCGCATTTGCAATCGCATCGACATCCCAACCGACCGCTAGGTAAGTTGCTAGGGCTGTTGCGATGAAGGTCTTGGCCCAACTTTCCGCCATCTTCTTTAAGTCGCTCATTTCTGTCTCCTTCGAGGTCGAACCATTTGCCGTCATTGTCTCCCAAAGTTGTAAAGCTAATATGAAAGTGCGAGCGGTGAGGATTCGCCCCTTTGTATTTTCTGCGCTTCCATCCCAATATCGGACTCATAATCTTGCCGTCGAAGATAATGTATTTAATGCGCTTATCTCCGCGCTTGGCACATTTACGAATTTTCTCCACCAGCGCATAAGTTTCTTCAGGATGCGCATTAAGGTTCGCGTCTATATCTAAAGCTCTAACGATTCCGTTTCTTGGAATATGGTCAGAAGTGCCTTTGGCAACGTGACGAGCATCAGCCACCCAACCATCAGACTTGCGATCGCGATCAGGATAATCATCGTCTATTTGCTCCCGAAGTTGAATTGCGGCTTTGCATAACTTTGTCATTATGAAAGCAGAAGTCTGGCTTCTTCTTCTGTAATTCCAAGTTTTTCGAGAAGTAAAGCTCGTTGAGCTTTCTTTTCTTCCAAAAGCGCTAATTTCTTAGCGGCTAAAGCTTGTTCAGCTTCTAATTCTTTGATTTCCTGAGCGGTTAAAGGAACGTCGATAATTTCATTCGTATCAACGTTGTGGATTCTTTTTGTATGTGTCATTAGTTAGCTCCATAAACGTAGACTGTTCCATTGTCAAAACTCGCACTTTGTCTAAACTCAATAGAACTAATCACAGAAGTTCCCGTGTACATTCCAGACATAGAACGTCGCAGGTTGTAAGATTGATTTCCATCTGTACCCACATTTCCAGTCATCGTTTTGATACCGGAAGAATTACAACCATCCAATAAAAGATAACCAAATTGAACACTACCAGCTGATCCAGAAGAATTGATTTCTGTTATTGGCCAAACGTTATCGGATACCACCTCTGAAGTATTAGCGTATCCTTGAGTAATCGCGACTAGTTTATGAGCGTTAGCTGCGCTATCGCCGTTCATTCTGATACTCATATTAGAACCTACTGAGGAAGGCGATGCATTTTCCCATCTAATTAAAAATTTATTGTATCCGCTTAGGCTTGAAATGGTTGTGCTAGTACCGGACAAAGAAGTTCCGCCTGTATTCAACAAAGTGTATTCCGTTGCGGCTGCGCCAGCAGAAGCCCATTTTACCTTATAAGGAGATACAGTTGTGTCTGCTGTTAAAACTTGTCCAGTAGTACCAATTGGCAAATTATCATAAGTTCCAGAACCAGTACCGACTACAATATCTCCAGCAGCGGTGATTGTTGTAGCCATATCGTTTGTTAAAGTTACTGATCCGCTTGTCCCACCGCCGGTTAATCCTGTTCCAGCTGTTACGGCTGTAATGTCTCCGACATCGTTGGTAATCCAAGTAAAATCCATATCGGTGTTGGAAGTTTTACTAAGAATTTGACCAGTCGTTCCGCCTTTAAGATCGACTAAAGAAGTGTCGATGGCGTTGCCAAGAGTACGCATCGCAAGAGCGCCATCTTTGACTAAATCTGTATCGTCCGGAGTTTCCCAGCCGAAATTCGTTGTTGTTGCCATTAACTAATCACTCCTATCGCGTCCTGCCATTCTAAGGTATTAAGCACACTATTCCAGCTTTCTGCTGCGTTGACCTGCGCCCATTGTTGAGCGACGGCCGAGAACTCTGTGGGTGAAGCATTGAAGGTAATGGAAAGCCCACCAACCGACGCCCTAAACGTCCATCCTTCTACATAACCGGTGAACTCGCCACCGAGCATTTGAGGCGGAAGGTTAGTTATGCGGACGGGTTGGCCCATAAAGATATTGAGCAAGGCGTCTCGATCTGCATCGTCAATTTCAGGGTTTTGAAGTGGGAAAGTTATGGATTGGAAAAGGTAGCGAGGGTAGGCCCTAAGCTGAATTAGCCTGTCACCCATATCCTCGACGTCGGCTGTGTTCTTTAAATAGCTTGAGAACTGTTCGGCGTAAAGCCCATAAGTGGCTTGTGAATCGGTGTCTTGGGCGATATATTGGGAGTTAAAGTTGTTCCCATAGTCAATAATGATTTTATTGGCTATGTCGCCTTGTCGCTGGACTATTCCGATTCCTGCGCCAATTGCGTGAGCGGCATCCAGATCGGTATAGCCGTTGGCGACTAGGTAATCCTGTCGGTGGCTCGCATCGGCGTAGTTGATATTTCCGTTGGCATCCTCATATAAATAGCCGAGAGCTGAGGAAGCGATTTGGTTGGCGACGTTGGAAATGACTTGATCCGTAATCTGTCGGCTGGCCATCGTATATTCGCCAGCGTCAATAGTGCCTAATCCAATATCGCCAGCATTAGCCCAAGTCTCTGTGGCTGGGTCGTAAGTAGCCCAAGTTTCCGCCGGTGGAAGTTCGTTCCAACTTGCCAACAGCAAATCGTCAAGCAAATCAGTAATTTGTGCGCCGTCTAAACCTTCGGCCAAGTTCCCATCAAAGGTCGCTCGTTGAAGTCTTATTAAAGCTCCCGTAGCTGTGATGTTGATAGTTGTTACAGCCGCCTCTGATCCTGCACTTGTTACGACTTGGCGAAGGTCAGAAATGCGACCGCCAAAAAGCGGCACATAAGCGGCGTTGGAATCTTGAACTTCAATAAGGATGGAAGTATTAACCGCAAAGTTATAAACGCTGTTATCTGTGTTAATTAGTTGCAAAGAGCAATAGCCAGCAGGGGTAGGCGAGTTAATATCTGTTCGGCCAGATGTGATAGATAAATTGGCAAGAGTTACGCCGGTTACTGTGTCGCCGTTAGCTCTTACTCTCCAGACGGGCGTCCAAGCGGTCATAGGATTTGAGCGTTAGTCCGTAGGTCGCCAGCACCGGTAGTGCCGCGATTGGTCGAATTGTTAAGGGCTGAAACGACAGCTCGAGTAAATCCTTCTTCGTCGATGGCGCTTGGAGCGTTAACGTTAATAATTACATTACCCACTTCATCAGCTCGGCGAGCGCCAGACGGATTAAATGTGCTTCCAGCTGCAATTCCAACCCCAGCGCCTAAACCATCGGGGAAAGTAGGCATCGTTCCAGTTACCACTGGAATAACCGCAGCGCCAGTAGCCGTACCGGATGCGCCAGTTCCTCCGCTTGTAAATCCACCGGTCGAGCCACCGCCGGAAGTTCCGCCACCCAAAGTAGCGCCACCAAAAGGTAGATTCGCAGTTGGAATAGAACCAGTCATAGCGGTAGAACTTGTGCCGACTTTAGGAATGGTTGATATGTTAGGAAGTAAAGGGATAGCGTTATAAGCGCGAATAATTTTATTAACGGCTTCAATAACGTCATTGGCTAATTCTTTGACTTTATTTGTGACAGTCGCGACGACTGTAATAATTCCAGCGATAGTAGCGCCAACGGCTTTAATCGCAGCAACAAGACCATTCTCAAAAATAGGGATTAGGAAGTTCTTAACGAAAGCCCAGAGGTCGCGTAAAGCTTCTTCATTATCTTTAAATGCTTTAACAATTGGATCGACTGCGGCGCGTTTTGCTTCTTGGAATTTAGGAATTAAGACGTTGACAAAGTAATCTAAAAGTTGGCGCAAGATAGGCAACAAGGCAGCACCCACAGATTCTTTAGCTTCATCAAAACTTACTTTCAAGCGGTTAATTTGCCCCTCAAAGGTATTGGCTTGAGTTGCCGCAGCACCGCCGAATGTCTCGGACAGTTGCTTAACAGTTCCCTCAAAGCCAAGAGTTTTAGCTTCTGCGGCAGTAATGCCAACACCTAAACGGGTGAGTGTTGAGTTGTTGCCTTCGTATGCCTTAGCCAATGCGTTAGTGACTGTCTCAACGTTTTTTCCTGTGGCGGCTGAGATGTCAAGGGCAAGACTTAAGAGTTTCTGAGATTCTCCTACTGATCCTGTTGCTACCGCTAAACGCTGAAGTGCTGGACGAAGTTTATCGTCCGCTACGCCGGTGGCTAATGATGTCTTGAGTATTTGCTCCTCGACTGCTTTGATTTGTGCATCGGTAGCATTAGTTACATTTTCTAGGGCAAGGGCTAAACGTCGTTGAGCAGCTTCATCTTCGATTGCAGCTTTAACGCCTTCAATTGCTAACTTGCCGGCATAAGCCGCAGCAGCGGCAGCGGCCGCAGCAAAAGCGGCAGCGGCGACTTTGCCAAATTTTTCTAACTTACCGCCAAAACCTTCTACTTCTTTTGAACCTACGTCCAGCTTCTTCTTAAGGTCGTCAACGTCAGCAAGGATGGATAATTTAAGCGTTCTACTTCCAGCCATTATTTATCCCACTCCTTTAATATCTTTGTAAATGCTTCTTCCCATTTCTTCACTAGTTCAGGCTGAATTTTGCGAAGTGCTGGATAGATGAAATAGCCAGAATTTCCTCTGCCTTTGCGAGGGGTGCGTCTTGGGAACTGACGATAACGATTAGATCCGAATTCGTAACCTGCCCAGAGGTCTTTAGTTGATCCTCCACCAGAAAAACGCTGAGACGCGAATCCATAAGAGAACTCGCCAATCTTCGAGGTTTTGGAAACTTTAACCCCACTTGTAATGCGATCGACAACGGCTTGTCCAAAGGTTCGAGTGATTCCGTAGGCTTTAACTTCGTTGGCTGCGTATTGAGCGAGCGCACTACTCTCGCGTTTAGCCGCATCAACAGCTTCAGCATCCATCGCTTTGAAGGCGGTAATGATTGAGCGAAGTTCGCGCTTGTCATAGGAAATCGGCTCATCTGCCATTACCTTTGCGCTCCTTCAATATGTCAATCGCCGTTAATACTTGGTCGATGTCAGTCCATTCACTCATCGGAATTCCGGTTGCTATCGCAATCTCAACTATGAGTCGGTTTATGCTTCCGGATTCGAAGCTTTTGGGCTTTCATCTCCTATCGTCATTTCCTCAACCGATAACTCCCATATCTCTTGGGATTTAGTCGGCTTTCCTGCCGCTTCGCGCTTGTAAGCAAAGTAGGCTAGGTCGAGGAAGTCCGCTTGTTGGTAGGCCGAAATATCCTTCATCGAATAGATCGATTTACCCGTCTTGCGTTCCCACTTCGCCCACTCAGGGAGTCCAGCGTTATAGGTGACTTCCTCGCCGTTCGTGTATTTAATTGTGATGCTTAACTTCATAGCTCCCGATCTCCCTTTTAACTAAATGTCTCTGTTACTGCGCCCTTTGATACTTTGAAAGTGAAGGATACAGTCTGAGCGTCGATTCCCGAACCGCCAGCAGTAGGAAACTCTGGCTTAATTGGGAAAACGAATTGAGCTCCGGATGCGGCGGTTAGTGTGATGCTAATGTCGGTGTCCGGTGCTGTCTCGGCTGCTGTCCAAAGTGCTTCGCATACTGAGTTAGCTTTACCCCAGTCGGCGAGCATATCGAGCTGGAATGTGCCTTCAACGTTTACAGTCTTGTAAGCCTCTCCATCAAGAGTCTGATAAGTCTCGCGAACGTTGGTCTTTGTCAATACAGCGTTGGTCGCTTGGGCTTGAACGTCCGTTCCACCCGTAAAAGATAGACCAACATCGCGACCAGTAATTACTGTGGTTGCCATTTGTTCTCCTAGGTTGTTTGTGTGTAATAGGTGGAAACGCGAATATCAGCGACTAATAAATTAACCGCTCCCACTTGCGTAACCGATGGCCGCTCGACTGGGCCGACTGTGTAGCCGTCCGGTATAACTGCCAAAACTGAAAATATTAGCTGCTCAAGATTATCAAGAGAAGCTGGGTTTGAAAGATAAGCAACTCCGCAAGTGATAGTTAAGTTAATCTTGGCGTGAATTGTTGAATCGTTAATAGTGTTGAGTTCTAGGTAAGGTGAATCTGGAACAAGAATAACCGCTGGAACTTGCACAGCCTCTGGAACGTAACTATAAACGTTTGCAGCTACTGACCCGAGTGCAGTTGCCAGCGGTGTCCGGATGGAAGAAAGAACAGTTGAGGCGGGCATTATCCCACCATTGTCTCAACGTCGAGGTAAGGGCCTAATAAGCCAGTTACTTTCGCGAGTAGGTTCTTGGAAAGTCTATAAGGTGTTACTGCGAAGTCGATTCCTTCGATTGATCCGCCAGATGCTGTTCTGGCTTGGAAGATTTCGACAGAGATTGCCAATACCGCAGATTCGACATTAGGATTTCCGACGTAGGTTGAGAGGCCAGAGAGAGCAGCGTTTCCTGCTGGAATAATGTTCTTTTCCAATATGTCAGCATTTGTGATTGCGACAGTAAATACATAATCGGTGATTTCGTCGTCGGTTACTGTGTGAGTGCCGTTAAAGGGAGATCCGCAACCAGTAATAATTACGGATTGGCCTTCGGTAAATTCGTGAATTGTGGCGGTCTCAAAATAAGCCACATTATCTTCTAGTTTAACTTTGTTAATTTTACTCTGGAAAGTCACAAGCATTGGGAGAATGAGATTCTCACTTGTGTCCACAATGTCGTTTAAATAAGCGTCTGAATATAGGGATGACGAGACGCCAAGAATGGTTCTCAGCTCTGTGGCCGTGACTATCGTTGGCATCTCGCCTTCCTTTCGTTCTAAGGGGTTAAGCCCTGCTCGGGAGCGGACAGGGCCTAACTTTTAGGATTAACTAGTTCTTGTTGAAGTGGCAAGAACCGTTAGCGACCTTAACTGCAAGTGCGCCGTATCCGTAGTATGCAACCTTGACTTGGCCTGTTGCGATGACGTCAGCGCGGAGCTGGAATCGTGGTGACTCATACCAAGTGTAGGACTCTGGATTAATTACGAACATTGAACCGTCACCCGTGGTGTAAGTCAATGCTGAAAGTGAACGAGATACATAGAGGTCAAGACCTGCAACGTTTCCGCGTAGTGACTGTGGGCTTACTGCTCCACCAGCGTTTGAAGGTGCTGTCGCTGTGTAGATTGGTCGTCCATTGTCATTGTAGCTCATAATGTTTGCCCATTGTTCAGGTGATACAACAAGTGAACGAGCAAAACCAAGGCTGTTTTCATAAACCTCAGCAGCGCCTTGCGCTACGAAGCCAAGAAGACCAGCTGCGGTGTTGTCTTGAGCTGTTGGTGCAAGTTGTCCAGAAGAAATAATGAGGTTTGTAACGTACTTGTCGGTTTCCTTTGCATAAGCAAATTCCATCTGACGTACAAGCTCTTCAAAGAACAATGGTGAAGAACGATCAAGAAGTTCTACTGAGAATTCCTGTCCGCCAGCAAATTTCTTTACTGATACAGAGAGGAAAGAGTTTGTCATTCCGGTCTCACCAATTGCGCCTTCTTCAGCTACTTCTGCAACTGTTGGAACTGCGGTGATTTTAGGAATTTCGAATGTCATACCAGCAGCAGGAAGAACTCCGCGGCTGATTGCATCGATTGAACCGCGATCAGCATTTGAAAGCGGGTTGATGATTTCTGCAAGCTGTGGTGTTGGAATCAAGCCGGCATTGTTTGTTGTGGTGTCATCTGCTGCGCGAACATAAGCGCGAGCATTGTCATCACCAAGAGCAGCGCGTACGCTGTTCTCGAGATACTTCGCCTTTGTAAACTCAAGGCGAGGAGCGGTGTAGAACGCTGGGCGTGGCGCAGCGGCTTCCACCTTGGCTGCTTCTACCGTTTCTTCGGCAGGAGCAGGAACGGTAGTGTCAGACACTTGTTCTCCTTCGGTTGGTTTGTCCTCTTCGGCGGTTGCCGAAGCGGAATCTTCTTTTGGTGTTTCGTTTTCAGACGCAGCAACTTCGCTAACGCGAGCTGAGTCAATTGCTGGATCAGTTACTAAAGAAACTTCATCGAGAGTTGCGGAAGTAATTTTCATTACGCCAGAAGCGTTAACCCATTCGTTAATTTGTGCTCCAACGCTAAATCCATCGCGCAGGCCTTCAGTTGCTTCAATTAAAGCATCTTCGCCAGCCATTGTGTTGGCAATTTTGAAAGTAGCCACAATTCCGTTTTTTGTTACTTCGTGAGCGACCATTTTTCCGATTGGACGAGTGCGATCGTGCTCGAGTAGCAATTTGACTGGCTTCATTTCAATTGAGTCGGCTGCGAATACCGTTGGACCAACTGAAGTATTGCCTTGCTCATTCCAAGTAACAATAGTGCCGCTAATTGTGCGTTTTACTGTATCGGCCGCTGTTACGACCATTGGCATATTAATTCTCATTAGGAATTAAGTCCTCTTCTCGTTGAATCTGCTCAACGCTCATCGCGCCGATACGATTTAGGATTTCATAAACTTGAGCGCGTTCCAAAGCGTTACCGCGAAGGAAATCATCAAGTGCAAAACGAGTCATCACAGGATTTGGTACAAAGTCCGGCAACGACAGTCTTTCCTCAATTGCCTTGAGTATTGGGCGAAGTGAGAAATCAACTAGTGAGCGCCGCTCTGATACCGCGTTAGAATAAGTCATTGAAGTAGTTTCGGCGCTCAAGAAATAAGCAGGAATGCCACAAGCGCGAGCTAGTTCCAGCGCGACGTATTGGCGAGCCTCTGCAAGCTGTAATGACTTAGGATCAAAACCAAATTCTTTAAGATCAACATCAGCGTTGAGGAAAGCTGTTGAACGAGATTGACGAGCAGTTTTCCAAGCGCTGAGAAGTGACGAAATTCTTTCAGCAGTCAAATTTGTGCCATTGGATTTAATAACCATCGAGGGTGCTGGTTCTTTTGCATAGTTAACTGCTGCGTTTTCAAGATATACCGCTGCTGCAATAGTTTTACCAGCTCTGTGCAACAATCCTTCATCTGGACCATCAAAACGAATAATTGAACCAACACCAGTTACTGGTACAGCAATACCATCAACTTTATAACCGGTGATTTCCGTGTTTTTGTAATTTGTATCAACGGTTACGCGATCTGGACTAATGCGAGTCCAAGCGCGAACGCGGCCGCCATCAGTAGCTGCGTACATTTCCAAAACTTGCCCGTAACCGACGCCATATAGCCAAATATCTTCAGCCAGCCAGTTATAAACAACAAATCCAGCAACTCTTGGATCTGGTTGATTAATAACGCGGTGTGGATCTACATAAGCGCCAGTAATGCGGTTAAACGTTGTTAAAGGTAAAGAACCAATAGTTCCGCAAATAATATTTCTAGCGCGAGCAACTGAAGGAACGCTCATAGCTAATTGACGAGTAGTATTTGTTGCTCCGCCAAGTATGTTATAAACAGAATCCGAAATTTGAATTGGCGTAAGAGCAGCCGTTACATCGAGAGGCTTCTCAGCCTTAACTGCTGTTACTTGTGGAAAGAAGAAATCCCTAATAGCACCCATTACCTCTGAATTGTAGGGGATATGTGCTACACAATTACAATATCAACACCATCATTGGCTTTTGTGGCGTAGTGAGTTGCTAAAGCCGAAGCAATAGCGCCGCAGATAACCGCATTACTTACTTTGCGACCCATTACCCAACCGCCGTCACCGAAAGGTAGTTTGACGGCGGATAGGCATTGTTTAGTTAGCTCATCTTGTCCCGAGTGAGCTAACCGCTGAGATGAGATTGCTCCCAGTAACTCATCGCAGCTTTGCGCATAGTCAAGGCCATCTATCGGCTCAGTTCTGATTCCTGCCGGTGCTAATCGCGCAGCAACGGCCGAAGCGGTTCGGGCTGAGTAGGCGACTAGTTGGACTGGATACTTTCGCACCCATTCCGCTAAGTCATTAGCCAAAGCTTTATCATCAAGATTAGACGGGTTGTGCCAAGTCTGCAAGAGGATGACTTGGAATTTATCGCCTTCTAACTTTTGGCTTGCTACTAAGGCCGCTTGTTTTCTATCCGGACTGAGATCGATAGCCAACCAAGTATCAGACTCAGGATTAAGCCGAAGCCCCTCAACTTTGCAGCTCTCCCATTGTGACGGACTGATAACAGGGTTGATTGTATCGACCCATTGACATAAGACCTCTGTGCGCACAATATCTTCGGGATCTGACAATACGGCGCGAATATTGTCCGGATGGACTGTGTAGCCGAGTGACGGATTAGCTTGGCAGACACCTAGCCAAAAGTCCGGCGAATTATCAAACTTTAAGCCGTTAGGCGCAGACCATTCGAACCAGCCAATATCGTCAGAGCCGCCGTGAATTGCGGCGTATGCTCTCTCGCGTAATTTGTTTAGGACTATTGAATGCTGATCTCCCGCATTTGAATAAACCCATATTTGAGGATTTGGGCTAGCCATTTGGGTATAACGCAAAGCAGACCAGACATCCTCATCCTTATATTCGCGAGCTTCGTCAAGATGAATGGTTTCAGGTGCGGCAATACCTCGACCAGCTGAGTTATTGGCTCGGACTATGTATCGACGGCCTTCGGTAAACTGTAATTCTTGAAATCCTTTACTTTCTAGCTTCTTAGTAAACTCGGCGGCTAGTCGGGGAGTTGATTCGATAATTCCGTAAATCTTATAAAACAGTTCGGCTGAGGTTGTTAACTTGTGAGCCGTGTGTACTTGTAACTTTTCTTTCAGAACGTAAATCCTAAATAGAATTTGAAGCGCCATAAATGTACTTTTGCCTTGTTGCCTTGCACACATCAAGGTCACTACAGGATGCGCCCATCTGCCGTCTGGCTTGTATTTAAGCGAGTGATGAGCTAGCCATTGTTGCCAAGGAAGCAACTCAAAGCCGATTTCTTCGCAAAACTTAATCATTTGCTCGCCGTGAGAGGGTAAATCGCTTA